ACCCCTGATCTGGCGAGGTTGGGGGTTCTATACCTTCTTCAAAACTTTCTGCTCTTATTTGGTCTTGTGTAGCTTGACCCTCTCCTGCATTTACATCATCTAAATCTAAACCAACACCTTGAACATTACCTTGTTGTGCTTCAAGAATGTCACTAATGCCAGCAATTTCATTCGTTATTTCATTGGGATCCATTAGTATGCCTCTCCTGTAAAGAACTCTGGTAATGCTATTAACTCTTTATAAAACTCTTCTACAAATTTTTGTTCCATTTTACCTTTAATTGGTGAAAAAGTAAATGCCATTGAAAAAGCATCTGGAGCTGCTGGTAACTTTAATTTTTTAACTACTTTTGCTTTAATTTCGTCAAATTTTTCTTCACCAATAACATTAACAATATCTTGGTTAAGTCTACCATCTTTAATCCAAGCTGGTAATCTTGTAAATACTGGTATTAATACACGAGCATCTTGAACTGTAGCATCTGTTTTTCGACTAGCACGTAAACCAAAACTAGCGTCTCCTTGTTCTATAGCATTTAATACCCTTATTTGTGACTCTAACCTTTGTTTCTTTTGATTCCAGTCAGCCCATTCGGGGTCGATCCTATTTTTGTTAGTAGTATATTTATTTGGTTCTTCGCCTAACCAATCTTCTAGTTTATCTTCTATTTGTTCTACACTTATAGCTGTAAGATCTTGAGTCCTATAGTTATATAAGTCCTCATCATTAGTAAAGCTGTTTTCTTTTTCTTCTTTTTTAATTAAGTCTTGCTCTTGTTTTACATTTCTAATGTACTCATTACCTTCACCTAGTCGTCTTTTTACTTTAACATCACCTTGTATGTCTATAGCATGACTATACTTATCTCCAGAGTAACCACCTGAGTAGTAATTATTTACAAAGTTTACACCGCTTTCTTCTAAAAATTTATCTTTTTTCCAATCGTCCATATTCTTATCTTTAAGAAGTGCATGAACTCTATGTAAAACTTCTAGCTTGTTATCACTACCTATAGATGCTGTTGCTATAACTTTGTTTATATAAGCCATTTTTATGTTAGCTCTTAACTCCTCACCATCCTCAGTTTCTGCATTGTAATCTTCTAAAGTTACACCATCTAGTTTACCTAACTCTGAAGTAACAAAACCTTGAGGGACATCAAAATCACCCGCAGAGGTAGCTACAAGGTGTGTAGAGACAAGACCAGCCTTATCTACACCCGTAGCAAAGTCTTTAGCGTTGTCACTTTTTAGTAAGTTAATTGTGTTTGTATCTAAGGTATCTAATACTTTTAACGCCTGTTGTGCTGGTACAGTTAGTTGCTCTCTAGTAATCTCAGGTAAACCGTAGTAACTTCTTTGATGATTCCAAATGTCAAGTACAGTTTTACCAGTCATATCTTGAGCTGCAGCAAATTGTATTGACTTAGGAAAAATACTATACTTACCATCTATTGGTAAAGGATTAAGTCTAGCTACAATTTCTTCTTTACTAAGACTACTACCTTCAAATAAATTAGTTGTTGTAGCTGCAGTAATGTTGTTGTTCATGTTTTCAAGAATACCATTATGCACTTCATCTTGATTTTTACTAGCTGCATTGACTCTGTTTAACAAGTTTATTTGCTCTTTATTACCTTCTCCTTCTTCCTTAACAAACTCATTTTTAGCATTTAGCATAAAAGGATTATCTTTATCAGTATTAGCATCTCTTGCTGTTTTTATAAGTGCCTCAACACGTAACACAGCGTTATCGTACAAATACTTTTCTAAATCAGGAGTACCTTCTGGTATACCCTCTGCAGCAATTACATTCATTTGGCGAGGAATATGTATTTTTATTATATCCTCTTTTAATTTTTTTAAAGTTTCGTTATTTTTGTTTAAATTATTTTTAGAAGGGTTGTTTTTTAAAAATACTAATTCTAATGTATTTTGAAGTCTTTTGACATCTTTTTTAACATCTTGTGAATTGGTTTCAAAGTATGTTAGTTCGTTTGCAACTCTTCCTTGTTCTTGTAATAAATTCCAATGTGCTGGATGAAAATTACCTGCTAAAGATTTAGGTATACCTCTAGGCCAAAGATCTTTTATACTTTTATAATACTCTCTAGATTTTTCTGGTGATATACCATCTTGTAATCTATCAGGGTACTCATCTAAATCTTTAAGTTTATTTTTAAGTTCGACAATATCACCATACTTTCTTTGAATTTCCTCTTTCTTTAGTAAATACTTATCTATCTGTTCTGGGTTATTGAACAAAAGCTGTTTTAACTCAAACATTTCTGTTTCAGCATTATCTTTACGAGTCTTTCTTTTCACCTCTCTGTTCTCACTAACCTTTTTATTTATCTCTTTTTCAATTTCTCTAAAATTATATTTTGCTGGAAAGTGCTCTTCTAAAGTTGCTAAGTTAGTACCTTTACTAGGAACTACAAATTTTGCATTTTTTAACTTTTCTATTAAGACACCTCTAACAGCATCATTATCAATTAATGATATGTTTTGTACTAGATTAGAGTATATATTATTATTAGCTAGTTGACCAGCAGTATATGTACCTACCTGTCCAGTTCTTGCAAAACTATCTTTGTTTGTTTCTAACTGTATTTGTAATGTCTTTTGTAACTGAGTAAACATGATGTTATCATCTAGCATATCAGTTGTAAAAGTTGCAGCGTTGTACTCTTTAAATGCACGAGCTACATCATCGTTAGAATCAGAAATTTCTTGGTATGCAATCTCTTGTTCTGCTATAGTTACTTGTTTAGCAAACCAACTGGTAGTTATTTTATCAAGGTGTCTATCAAGATACTTTTCTCTTATCTTTGGACTTACACCATCAATATTACTTTCATTAATATATTTTTGTTGAATAAAAGCATGTACTTGTTGTTTCTCTGCTAGACTTAATTTATTATAGTCTTTGATAAGTACAGGAGGTACATAGTTAGGATCTCCTTCTTCACCTATACCTGCCTTAAATATATCTGTGCTTTCTCTTGTTTCATTAAGAAGATAAGGTAAAAACCCTTCTGCACGAGACTGTAAATAATCTCTAGTGTATCCAAATCCAAATGAACCTAATCTCTTTCTAGAATCAGCTAGGTTAATTTTATCTGTAAGAGTTTTCTTTTCGTTTTCTAAATCTATAACAGACAGCTTAAGTTGTGTATCTTTTTTAGCTTCTGCTATTTCCTGTTCAAGCTGTACTAATCTAGCTTCATCCTCGTTTCTAGCTTGAGCACCTGCTTCTACACGTCTATCAATAGCCTCTTTACCAAGCACTTGAGCACTGGTAGTAACTGCCTTTGCAAAGTTGTTTGTAAATGTTTTTAAGTTTTGTAATTCAAAATCGTCAGCCATTTTTTGTAGGCCAGATAGACGATTCATCTCACTAATTTGATCGGAGCTTGCTCCTTTGTAATTGTTTACCGTTTCGATTCTTTGTTTATCTAAAGCCTTAGCTTTCCTTTCTATTTCCCTAGATTCGTCTGGGACGTTTCTATTTGTAAATCTGGTAAAGTTTGTTTGTCTTGTGTATGACATTATTAAGTAGGTTTAAGTTGTCCGTAAACGCCTACACCTGCTGAAATACCACCAAGTAGTGGGCCAAGTATAGATGGTTTTTCTGGAGGTGCTTGTTCGATTGGTCTAACAGTCTTAAATGATGCGGATGGTGCTATTGCAGCTGTAGTTGATATGCTGTTATATGCACGTGTATCTGCTCCATATTGGTCAAGGTCAACACCAAATTGTTTGATACCAAATGCTTTTGTAGCATCAAATACAGAGGCATTAAGTTGGGCATTTTTGAAACCCATTTGTCGTTCTACGTCTGCTAGTTGTAGCATCATAGATTGACCAGCTTGTTGTCCACTTGCAAGGATAGTTCCTTGAGCCTCGATAGCCTTAGCTAATCCTTCTTGGCTTTTGAACATAGCTTCTGTAACTTTTTCTCTAAGTTCTTGTTGAGCTGTTTCACTCGATCTGTTTGCTTCTAATTGATTGATTTCTCTCTGTTTATAATAAGCCTGACGAGAAGCTGCGTCAGCTTGTAGTTGAGCTGTAAATACTTCACCTTTACGTTGATCGTTAAAGGCTGATATTGTTATATCATTAAGATACTTTTGTCTTGCTATAGCATTGGAACGATTTACTTGTGCAACTGCATTTCTATGAGCTGCATTTTGTTGTATAATTCCTGCTCCAGCCTGTGCTACTCCAGAGATAATACCTAATGTAACGGCTTCGCACATGGTTTTATAAATTGTATAAGAGGGACTCCATTGTAAACATGATAATTAATAAAGGTAAAGCCTAAAAGTTTTAATAGTTTTATGTGTGATTCATTCCGCATATCTGCTTGATTACATAAGAAAGGATTGAGTAAACTGTTTACCCAGCGTCTCGCTTCTCTTACAAATGTATGTGGATACTCTGTACTTGCATCTGTGCATAACATCCAAATTACATTATGTGGAGTCACGCCCGCCACTCCAGCAGCCTTGCCGTTGGGAACCTCAAAATAAACAGAATATGTTGAATTATAATATGATTGTATTATAGAAGCCTCTGCACATAAACCAGAAGTCTCCTCTGCCTCACGCCTATCTTCATAGCGTAAGTTCAGACCTACACGTAGAGCTAACTCTGGTGTGCAAGTCTGAATATACTTACCTTCGTACATGTCGTTTTTGGTTGTAAATGCCGTCCCAGCTTGCTGAGATTATGGCAGTAGAAAAGGGGTCAGGTATTTGTATTTGTAAAGTATATTTCTCATTCTTACGTTGTACTGGCACTCTTACACTTGTTGCTAAGTCTGCAGGAGGCTTATCAAATACACTAGAATCAGATAATATACCAGACTCAAATTGTACATAATCGTCTATATCTTTGGTTATATTACCACTAGCATCTACATATTGAAATGGTGATGTTAGATGAAACTCTAAAGGCCCACCTACACCCATTTCAAAGTTGATACCAGATATACGTAAATCTCCATCTGTATCGTAGGCATTTTGACCTACGTTTAGATAGTATGTTGGTAGTTCAATAGTACTTGTGTACTTGTATCCTACAGCAACTTTTGCTGCACTATGTAAGTTAATATTATTAAATGTAACACTGTTAGTTCCTACAGCGTCAGCTGCTCTTACAGTACCAGCAATAGAATTACCATCACTGTCGTTACCAGACAACCCTACCATAAATAGGTTTGTAGTATTTGCAGGTGTGTATGGAATTGTAAGTACAGTTTTTTCTGGAGCTGTAGTTGTTTGAGCTGACCCAGCTACGTTTGTAGCTATAGTCATATTATCTAAATGTGCCTCAAACTGTCTTGAAGTCTGAAGTGGTGAACCAACAGTACCCGTACCTAGTACATATGATCTAGTACTGTCAGCGTCTGCTACATATTCATGCCTACATAGCTTATAACTACCATCATGCAAAGTAACAGTAAAGAAACTACCAGCTGTATACAACATATGTTGCATCGTTCCTGTTAGTGTCCAACTATACCATGCTGATTGTTCACGTTTTTGTCCAGCGTTATAGTACTTATAATGATATATTTCACTCTCACCTTTTTTACCATAGGTTGTTATACCTATAGCTGCAGAGTTTGTAGATTTAGTTATATCTTTTGGTAAGAACTCTGGTACTACTCTAGTTTGTTCTATTATATTAGGAGGTGTATCATCATCTATTATTGTAGCTTCAAATGCTCTAGCATATGCAGACACATTAGATGTAAATAGTACGGATGTACCAAGATCTACAGGTTGTATAGTTTCATCACATTCGTAACTAGCAACCTTTTTTAATCGAGCTGTTTTAGGACTAAATATATCAGATTCAGTAAACAATAGAAACTGTCCGCTGTCACTAAACATCATAATACCTTTTTGTATAGGTAAAACATGATTAATAAACGCAGGTTTAATATCTGATACAGTTATATCTATAGGATTATCGTCACTAGCAGCGATTGCTGATACAATGAAAAAATCAAAATACCTTCCCGGCTGGCTCATAACTACGTTTTCACCAGAAATGATACCTAGTCTGTTTCTATGAAAAAACATTTCTTGTATAGTACCACCCTTAAATGTAGGAAAAGGGTTAGATGTGTTGTCACCTACCAGCCTATCTTTCCAATAGTTTTCATTACCTTGTGAATTAGCTGTTGTTTCATCTAACTTTACAAAAGTAAATGTACCATTACGGTTGTTTATCAAAGCATGTGGCATCGTTGCGGGGTCTAAACCCGCTTTCATAGGATCACTGTTGCTTGCAAAGTTATGCGGTCTTACAGTTTCTTCGTAGTTACCAACTCCAGAAGTACCGTTATCTGCTATAAACTTTACATAGTAATCATCAGTGTCTAGGTCAGCCGTGTTTGCTATTTGAGCTACATAACCATGTTTATTCATAGCTGGCAGTCTACTAATATCCTGTGCCTTTTGACCTATAACACTCATGTTTTCGTTTACAGCACCACCAAGAAAGTTTACACTATCTGCAGCTGTGCCATTTAAAAACAAACCACTACCTATAACCTCAGCAGTTACGTTAGCTAAACTACTGTTTACGGCAGTTTTTAAACCATTAAGAATACTAGCCATACTAAGAGTACCATTGTCTGGATTCTTAGGAGTTTTAAAATAAGCAATACCAGATACATCTCTATATGTAGTTACTGGTTCTACAGCTTCTACTGAAATACGGTAGGTTTCACCTTCCATACTAACATCAATAAATAAACCTTCGGCAGTTGATTTGTTAGTTGATCTAATTAATCCACCGTCAGTTAATGTTACAGTAGCTGTATAACGTACATCATAGTCTTGTGTGTAACCTAAAAATTCATCTCCAGTACCAGAGGTAGATGGGGTTCCAGAGCTACTACCACCTTGATATGTAGCTATGTTGTTTGCAATATAACTGTTTCCATTTACTTGTAAACTGCCCTCAATATTTTCTGTAATATTTGAACCACCTACTTGAGCACCTGTTGTACTGACTGCAGATCCTCCAGAAAATGACCAAGTTAATGTACCTGATTTATTCTGATCTTCATTAGTGTCATCAAAGGTTGGGCCTTGAGCACTACCTCCAGACATTCTATCTACCTTTACAGAAGTGACTCTAAAATATGTGTTGGGGGTTGGTGCAGTACCACTATACAAAATATATTCAGTATTATAAGCAACAGTATCGAGCCTAGCATATGAATAGTCTCCATTAAGAATAGGTGCAGCTGTATTAGCACTGGACTCAGCTACAGTTTTGTTTGGGTTAGCAATAAGAGTATAGTCTTGAATTGTAGTAACTGCATAGGGTGATGTAGCCCCAGCAAGATAACTAAATATAGAATCTCCGTTAGAATTTGTCAGGGATTTTTCTGACCCATCTGCTAGATCCCATACTCTTATTGGCATAGAACCAGTGTTAGCTGGTGTAATTTGTACAATATATTTTTCATCTCCATCTCGTAAGATTTCATACCAATGGCCAGATGTATTTGCATTGGTAAGAGTCCCAATAAACTCTGCAGGAGGACGTTTTTTTAAACCAAATGTTATGTCTGGTACAGCATTATCACATACCCTAAGCTGTCCGGGAAATTTGATTTTATCTGGTTGTTGAGATACACCTCCAAGGAAGTTTGGGATACGTTGATTGACTGCTGACATTACATTCTTCTTAGTACTTTAAATGGTCGATATACGGTGTTAGCATCTTGTTGATACTGGAAGTCATTGAATATGTTGTGGTCTGCCTGTTTACACTCGTACTCTAACGCTAGTGCCCTTAGATTAGCTTCATCTCCTTCAAGAAGTTTAGCAGACTGAGGGTTGTTTACCATACGGTTAGAGGCGATTCTGGAGGCTCTAGCGGTTATATAATCTTTAAATGGTTGTGGTAGATCTTCAAAATCTATCATCCATATCATATCAAAATATAATTTATCACAATTTTCAAAAGTAAATGTATGGTTCTTTTTATCATACACTTTGGATATACCGTTATCACTACGTCTAACCACGTTATAATCTTTACCATGTTGAAAGATATTTAGATCCATTTGTAAAACATTATTTGGAACTATAACTTGATTATTAGTGTCGGTATCTATAGGATACTCATTCTCTGTGTTGTATGACCATCCCTCAGCTTGCACCTCACGGCAGACTTGCCTTAGAGTCTTTTGTGCTATAGCCACTTCGGGGCTCTGCACTGTTAATGTATTAACTGGGGTTTCTCCAACGCTCATCAGGATTGAGTTTACAGCATCTAGTTCGGTAGACACTCCGTAAGGTATTACTGCCATAATAAAAAAAGGGGGCGAGTGCCCCCGTATAAATGTATATATTATGAGAAAGCTGCTGGCTTTGTAGATGTTCCTGCGAACAATTCTACACAAGCTGCTGGGTTCACATAATCTGCTCCCATAGCCATGCGTCCTAGGATGACATCGCCTTGGTATACAACTGAAACATCCCCAGATGTAACCTGTACCTGTGGGCCAATGGTTTCAACTACACCTGCAGCCTCACGCTGGAAGATTAATCCGCATGTATTTGCAAAGTTAGAGGCAGCACCGTAGTTCTGGCGTGGGCCATAGTTGTTACCTGTAACTGTTGTAGCTGTTTCGATTGACTCAGATACGAATGAACCTGTATTTCCAGGATCTACTGTGTCTAGGTCAGTTGCAGCTGAAGCACCACTTGAAGGTGCATACTTTGTACCATACTTAGAGAAGAATGGTGTGTTCATTGATTTGTAGATTGTGATACCTGCAATTTCAATGATACCGTTTGCAGACTGTAATGCGTCTCCTCTCTCATTGCGGTTGATTAAACCGTTTGATTCAATGTTTTGGATAAGTGCATAGTACTGTCTTGGGTTAAGTACGGCAACCCGACCCTCATCACTAACACCTTTCTCGTCTAGAGCTGCAGCAGCATCATAGAAAGCGTTGATTAAGTGTGTGTGGTTTAGGGCATCGTCAGCGTTAGAACCGCCACCGACTTGAATTTGTGTACCACCTGGCTCAACGAAGTTGCTGAGTGATACTGGAGATGCCTGTCTAGCACCTTTAGCAATAGCTCTGAAGATTAATCTATCATACTTTTGAGCAAGAGCATATCCAATCTTCTTGGAAATTTCGCCCCTCAACTCATAGTGTGCTAGTGTTTCATCTAGCTCATATACAAAAGCCGAGCTTATTAATAGGTCGTCTACAGTTATAGTTTTTTCTGCTACAGGTGGAGTTTTGTCAGAGTTTCCTAATATACTGTTTCCTGGAGTGTGGTATTCCGCACTTGTACGTCCAGTATAGATGAACTGTAGACTCTTTCCGTTTGTGAGTGTACGCTTCATAACGAGATCTCTTGCGATTGTCTCTCTTTGGAAGCCAGTAAACATCTCACCTGAGAACAACTTTAAATACAAATCTCTGTTATTTGTAGCGTTAGTTGCTGTGTTTATCCTACCCAGAAAGGTTTGTGAAGCAGGATTGTTTGTTGACTGTTGTGCCATTATTTTGTAAGGTTATATGTATCGTCTCTAGATCTAGAATTGTAGGAGTCTTAATTGGACTCATTGAGATTTGTGGTCTATCCCACCGTCATGACGGCATTAGGTGTCCTCCGTAGAGGGCTAATACCAAATGTAGAGGGAGGCATTGCACCTCCCATGTCGCTTAACGAACTACTTTATGAAAATGTAAATTTGGTCGCTTCTCAATGGTATGGTATCTGACGTGCATAATTTCTATAAACGCCATAATACTTCCAAGGCAAATCAAAGCTAGCCAAATTGATGAGTTCTTCATTTAATAATTTTGGTGTAAGCAACGCCACGATATACGTAAGTTACTGTCATGGTAAACTCCCATATACCTAAGCCCCGTTCCATGCTTAGGAGTCATGCGTCCCGTTAGGGATGAACGGACGTGGCGTTTGTGGACTATAAAATTCCAGGTATAATTTGACCTGTTGTTAGGTATGTACCTACAGCTATTACGAAACCTAGCATAGCTAGTCTACCGTTTAGCTCTTCAGCTACATGCCATTTGTCGCCATCGTGGTTGTGGTGTGTCATTTTTTTCTTCGTTTGTGGTTGTAGTTAATTCTACGTGAACTTGTTTTAGATTTTCTAAATCTTGTTTTTTCACCGCTAGACATCTCTTTGGTAGTCTTTGGTGTTTTAGATGAGACTCTGCGAGATGGACGACAAGCGGGGTAGCCTTTACGCTTTTCGCCTTTCTGTCTGCCACATGGCTTACCAGTTTTTACGTCCACCCACTTCTCTTTAAACCATCTTTTTAAACTCATCTTTTTCCTCTAGTATATCCTTTAGCAGTCTTTCTTTTACCGCCAGATTTTACTTGTCCTTTACATACCTTTACACCATACGCATTAGCATATGCTGAAGGGTATACCTTGAACTTTCTTTTTGCTGCAGCTTTTCCACGAGCACATAGTTTAGCCATTACTTTTTCTTGCCCCCGTGACTACAGCCACATTTCTTACCTTTTTTGTGTGCCATTAGCATTTCCATCTACGTAAAGCTAGGGCTTTCCTTGTGGGTCTACCCTTCTTATCTTTCATTGGCCCTTTGTTACCTTTCATGCGAGCACAAAAAGAACGCTTACGAGCACCACCCCCAGGCTGTGGAGCCTTGAGGTTAGAGCCAGTTGCACGATTATATTTAGCTCTGCCCTTAGCAGTAAGCCCACCCTTGCGGGATTTCTCACCTCTACCCAAAGACAGACTTACGCTTTTTTTACGAGCCATTACCTTTTCTTTTTCTTCATATTTTTAGCGATAGCTGCTGCTACCTTTGGTGGCATCTTAGGGTTTTTCTTCATGAGCTTCTTAGCTCCATTTCCCTTTTTCATTCCTTTTCCGTAATGTCCAGGCATTGTTAGCTCCTATACTTTAATGTTTGATTGTGCAAGTTTTCTGATAACGTCATCTCTGAACGCCTCATCAGTTCTATATTCTGGTTTGTTCATGTCTCTGACAACCTCTGCCATACTTCTGTAGTTTTCAGTAGATGACTGTTTGCCAGTAACTATATTTGAATCACGCCCGTTAGCGTCCTCGTATTGTCCCATAAGTGCTTTGACTGCGAATGATATAGCTGCTTTGTTACCAGTAGCTAGAACATCATCATAGTTCTTAGCATCCTGTGCAGTAAGATTATTACCTGCCCAGTTCATGAGCTGTTCATAACCTCGTTCACCACCAGCTATGTTTTTTAAATCTTTTACTTCTGCGTCAGATAATACAGGTTGTTCTGATTCTACACCTAACTGACCCTTTACCCCTGCTAAATAATTATCAACTATTTCTCTATTTAAGCCAGCAGTAGCTAACTTATCATACATATCATCTGATAGACTTCCATTGTTTTCTTCAAAATGTTTAGACATCTCAAATGGATCTATGTCATTTGATTGAAATAAATTACCTAACTGTTCACCATATAGTTCGTTAGCTGTGTCGTAGTTAACTTTACCATCATCAGTATATAATTGATATTCTGTTTCTGGTTCTGCCTCCTCTGTTGCAGGTGCATCACCTAATTTTTTCTGTAGTTCTAGATATGCTGACTCTAATTCTTCGGCACTCTTGTACTTACCAGCAAGCATTTTTTCTTGCTTTGCCATAAGTTCTTCACCGATCTTCAAAGATTCAGCTTCTTTTTCTGCAATAGATTGTGATACTACAGGATCATCTGAGGTGTCGTAGCGGATTGTTTCTGCCATTATTCTTGTGGTTGTTGTGTAGCGATAGAGTTGACAGCTTCAAGTGCTTGTGGATTTTTAGATGGATCTAACATTGGAGCGTTAGCCAACTTACCAGCTTGATCTGTCAGTGATTGCATTTGTTGTGCTTGCATTGCTTGCTCTTGTTCGGCTTGACGCTCTTCATTAGTTTTAACTAATCCAAGCATGTCAATACCTTGAGCTGCAGCAAGACGTTTGATAGCTTCGTCAGCATTTAGGAACTGAGCTAAAGCCTCTGGCCCCATAGTCTGTGCTATGGTTGATATAAACTGCATCAGAGCCTCTCTGTCTTGACCCCTACCAAGTGCATTTATACCTGCAACAATAGTAGGTCTTACCAAGGACTTAGGTAGTTCTGGTATTTCTTTAGACTGTGTGAGGGTGTGCATCTTTCTTTTGAGATAGGGTATTAAGAACTCAGTAGTTAACAAGCTGAAGAGTCCTCCGAGCTGTCTCTCTAGTTCCATCTGTGTCATCCTAACCTCTTCTGCTGTAGTACGTTCAGACTGTCTTGGAGTCAAAATTAAAAATGCTTCTGACAATCTTTTCTCTAGCATGTTTATCATTTGATATGCTGTTTGAAAGTCTGCAGTTTTACCAACTTGTACTACACCTATATCATCTGGTCTACCTTGTATGATAGCTCCATTACCTGCGTTAGCTAATGATGCTGGCTTCGTTGTACTTGAGGGTGACACAGTAAACACAACTTTCGCTGCTGCTGCACTACCTTCTACTATAGCTTGCATCAATGCCTCTAAAGATTTCAAGTCCCCAAGGAACTCTTCTACTCTAGAACGTCCGTAATCTTCTCCATCAACAGTAACAAAACGTAGTGGTAGCCAAGGAGTTTTGTCCCTGGGAGCCTTACCTACGCTGTCTGGTAGTATGGTGTCGTTAGCTTCTTGATGCCAACGCCAACCATTATCATATAGTTTTACACATGTATATACATCTACATCTTTACTTCCTTTGTAGTCACCCTTTGAATCATCATTAACGGTATCGTCCAGTTCTGGGATGCCTAATAATTTTTTACTGACTCTTTCTTTTGTGACTATCTCGATTACTTCACCGTTGCCATCTCTTTCTACTACATAGCGATTGAGAGGGTAGACTTTCATACCTTGCTTACTCATATATACCAGAGCATTACCAGTAACAACGAGGTGTTTTAAGGCTGCAAAGATCTGAACTCTGTCAGTAGAACCTGCTATGCTATCCATAATCATACGTTCTACTTTTGCAAAGCTAAGATCTAACTCGCTCTTTGCTTCGGCAGGTACTTCTTCACCTAGTTTAGAATCGTCTACTTGCAGTTTGAAGAATGACGTGCTAGGAGGTAGGAGCCCAAGCATTAGTTTAGAACTAAGTGTGGTTACTCCTTTGGCTCCGACTGACTGCCAAGGTGTAGCAAAACTTTGATACAAAGCATCGCCTTCATTACGCATCAGGAGTGTGGGAAGTGTTAGTTCCGCACACTCATAAGCAACATCTAAAAACTGTTCACGGTGACTCGATAACTCTTGGTATCGCTGCCGTGCGTTTTTCATTATCCGTAAGATCCTCCAGTTCCACCACCAGTTGCAGTATTTGTACCACTTCCAGTAGTAATACCTCTAAGACCACCTGTTTTAGGTTTCTTAGTTTGTAACTGTGTAGTACCTTTTCTAGCTGCTTTCTTAGCAACTTTCCTAGCTGTTACTTTTGCCTTTCTCTTTGTCTCATCTTCTGAAACAGGAGTGGGTGTGGGAGCCTCTGGCATAGGTGTAGGAGCTGTTTGTACAGGCTGTGGGGGTGGTGGAGTAGATGGTGGGGCTGGTACTGGTGGGGGTGGTGGAGTGTCTCTTCGACCACCGAATAAAGCTGGAAGGCACATAATTACTCTCCTTTAATCTTGGTTTTTAATATTCTAATAATTGATAATTGACCAGCCCTAAAAGATATTTCTTTCTCTGATAGCGTATGGTCTGGAAACTTGTCTGGAAACTGCTCATCGAGATCATCTATGATTTTCTCAATGCGTCCCCATTCAAGAGTATTGTGGTAAGTTGGTGTTTGCATGTTCAAAAAATGCTGGCATCCTAGCTCGCTTTGTGTCGGCAAGCTGAGGAGCTTTACCTTCATACATCAGACGGTCACTTGAGTCCGTCCAAAATTTTCTGTTAAGATACTTGTTTGTAGCTGTTGTGGTAAGTGGTTCAAAAATCCAGTTTATTGTAGCTTTCCTAAGTTTGTCCAAAGAAGAGCTAGGGCGTAGACCCATATCAGCACATACCAAACTGTTGCAAGCGACATGAATTTGCTCATCTCTGGAAATATCAGCCGATACTGTCCTAAGAGCAGCA